TTGCTATTGAAGAAGGACGGCCGGATCATGTAGGCCAGATCAATGTTGACAAAAACACGGTAATTTCCTTTTACAGAAAGCAAGACGACGGAAAGGAGTCAAGCAATGAAGTCCCCGTGGAAAATGCTGAAACTGAATAACCGGTATGTTGAGCTTAACAGGGTTGACGCATGGCTTGACCAGCCGGTCAGCAGGGCAGGAAAAGTGTTTCTTGGGATCATGGCAGTTCTGGTGGCCGTGAGCGTCTTAATGATGATTGCAAAGTGGATTTGAAAAATGGATAGCAAGAAAATACTTGATCCGTGCTGTGGTAGCCGGATGATGTGGTTTGATAAGAAACATCCTGACGTAATATTCGGTGATCGCAGAAGTGAACTTTTGGTTGTGACAGACAGATCTAACGGAAATAAAAATGGCACGCGGACACTGCGGATTGAACCTGATGTTTTGATGGATTTTCGGGCAATTCCATATCCGGATGGCTCTTTTAAGCTGGTGGTGTTTGACCCTCCGCACCTAAAACGGGCAGGTGAAAAAAGTTGGATGGCCGCGAAATATGGGAAACTGTCTGAACATTGGCGTGAGGATTTACACCAGGGATTTGCAGAATGTTTCCGCGTTTTGGCCACCGATGGCTTTTTGGTTTTTAAGTGGAATGAAACACAGATAAAAGTAAACGAAGTCTTGAAATTGACACCAATGCAACCACTGTTCGGCCACGTTTCAGGGCGCAAAGGGTTGACACACTGGTTATGTTTCATGAAAACTTAAGAAAGGAGACACCATGAAAGAAATGAAAGAATCCGAAAAGGCAGCAGAGTTTAACGCCCTGATATGCGAGGCACAGGCAATATCCGTCGAGGTCGATGCTATGAAAGTCACAAATACGGAAAGGGCGGCGTTGAATGAATCTCCGGCATATTGTGAAAATGACTTTATGAGATTGGCGGAAGAAATAAGAGAAATCGCAGAAAAATTCAGAAAGTTGGGAGGCGTGAAATGAACTTATATCCGCATGATTGCAGTTATCTTTTTACGGAATACGGGAAGCGTAAGTCGCTGGAATGCTACGACATTGAGGCGCAGCAAAAAGAGAAAGCCCTTGACGATGGCGAGCAGGAAGGAA